CGCTCTTTCTTCCGCAGTCTCAGCACTATCTATCGCTGCTTTTAATTCAGCCTTTTTCTCTTTTTCTCTTTGTTCTTCAAGCTCTTCTTCTTCTTGATCGGTTTGTTCATTTAGAGCATCTATTTGATCTTGATATTCAGACACGATAGCGGCGGTCTCTTCATCGAGGAGTTTCAGTTTTGCATAATATTCCTCATCAATTAGAGAGAGCTTCTCATCTGTTGCTTCCCTCGCTGCTTTTAATTCCTCATCTATGGCATCTTTTGCCGCTTCGGTATATTCTTCCAGTAATTCTTTTTTAGATTTAACAACCTTTTCTTCGTAGTCGTATTGCTCTTTTATTAATTCAATCGCTTCTTCGAGTGCAGTTTCAGCAGCCATACGCTCGCTGTTAATAGCATCAATTTTAGCATCAAGCCGCTCTTTATATTCAGCTTTGAGGTCTTCAGTGAGTTCTTCCTCTCTCTCTTCAATAACATCAGCCGCTTCAACAACTTCTTCTTTAGTCTTACCGAATAAATTACTGAACCAGCCTGTTATTTTGCTCCAGTTTTTCCACAGAGCTATTCCCGCGGCAATCAAAGCCGCAACCCCAGCAATAATTAAACCGATAGGGTTAGCAGTCATAGCAGCATTCCATAACCATTGTATAGCTGTTAGTACTTTAGTTGCATTGCCTAATAGTTTAATGCCTGAGACAAAACTAGAAACAAAACCTATCACCTTCGGAAGTAAACCGACGAAGAGCAACAAAGCCCCGCCCGTTCCTGCAAGAGCTAAAAGCCATTTAACAAGCCCCTGATTTTCTTTTATCCAGTCGCTAAAACTCTGTATAATAGGCTGTATCTTTTCAACCATGCTTTTCAGGACTGGAAGCAACCCTTCACCGATAGCAATAAATAGATTAGTTGCTGTGTTTTTTAATTCCGTTAGCATCGAGGCAGCCGTTTCGTTTCTCTTGTCTACCTCTTCCTGCAATGCTATGTTCTCTTCCCAGGCTTTATTGGCTGTGTTTATAGCATCAGTAACTAACCCTTCAGCGTTTGAAGTCCTGAGTAGCATATCTTCTACACGAATACCGCCAAGCCCTAAGTTGTCGAGCATGGTAGAAGTGTCAGCGCCTATATCGTTAAGGTTCCCTAACCCCTGCATAAATGCCAAGAGGGCGTCAGTTGCGTTATCCCTATAAGCAGTAGCAAAGGCATTAGATGACATGCCAGCTATTTCAGCGAATTGGTCAAGTTCCTCACCGCCTTTAATAACAGATGAACTCATCGTCAAAAGTACATTTGATATAGCAGTACCGCCAGCCTCAGCTCTCAAGCCTAGAGACGAAAGGGACGTTGCTAAACCGAGTATTTCCGTTTCGGTCATACCGGCAGCGGTTCCAGCGCCAGCAATCCTCATTGACATATCTACTATCTCTGATTCAGTCGTGGCGAAGTTATTGCCAAGATCAACAATAGCAGAACCCAGCTTGTCATATTCGTCAGCGGCCATTCCTGTGATGTTTGCAAACCTTGCTAAAGACGTGGCAGCCACATCCGCTGCTATGTTAGTCGATATTCCTAGTTGTACCATAACCTCAGTAAAATCGAGTATATCCTCAGTGGCGATACCCAACTGTCCGGCTGCTTCAGCAACGGCCGCAATCTCTGTAGCTGTTAAAGGGAGCCTCTCTGACATAGCAAGTATGCCTTGTCTTAATACGTCAAACTGCTCTTCGGTGGCCTCGACTGTTTTACGTACACCGGCAAAGGCATCCTCAAACTTAACAGCCGCAGTAACCGCACCGCCAGCAATGGCACCTACAACAGCAACGATAGCCAGCCCCGCAGTTCTAAGCCCTTTAAAGGCCGCTTCGTTTCTCTTGATTTTCTTCTCAAGGCTGGTTAGTTTAGTTTCAGCGGCTGCAAAGCCCTGCATTGTTATTTTGCCTACTAAGCTCCATACTTCCATATTATTTGTCCTTAACTTTGCATTTATCCAATATTGAGGCAGCTTTTGCCAATGCCTCCTCTTTGGTTACTTTGGGTGTGGCGTCTTCGTCCATTAAACCTATACGGCGTAGAAAGTTAGCATACGTTTCGTTCTCTTCGTGAAAGGTTGTATAAAGAGTAACGGCTTCCATTTCGTTGCACTTGGCAGATTTGATAGTTTTGAGTATATCCAGATAGCGTGAGTATTGGAGTGAAAAGACTATTCCGTCTGTCCATCCGTAGCGCCTTTGGATTGTGTCGAAGTCTCTGTTGAGATTCCCTCCGGCACCAACTGAGACGCCTCTGATAAAAAATCCTGTATACCTTCCATCGATGCAAGCTGCTTTAGAATGCCAATTATCTCTTTAGCAGGTAAGGCAAGGAACTCTGTCTTGTCCATCCCTGAAAGTTCAGCCAGCCATTCCTTCAAGTCTTCTTCAGCGTCAACAAAAAGGCTCTGTAGGATAATTAGAGTAATCTCCGCATAGTTCTTTGTTTTACCCTTGATGAAAGCCAGGATTTGCAATCTGTTGCCTTTGGTTATTTTACCTAACATCCGGGCAATAGCGAATACATCTCCTACGCTTAATGGTCTCAATTTAATCTCTTTAGTTTTCATAATTCTCCTTCTTTATTTTTTTAATTTAACTTGGATATCTAATCTCCCATGGTTCAGTTACCAGATCAGCGGCAGTATAATGCCCTGAGAATTTAACCTCTGATACTACCTCTTCATTGTTCATGAGTCCGAGACTTAAAGCTGTATCACAAAGAACATTTTTAACGATAAAGATTATCGGATCGGTTGTTGCGGTAAATCCTGTATGTGTTGCCACTATAGCCACGTTATCACAATAGGCATTGTCCGCTACTTCCTGTCCTACCATAACCGCATCACCTGAAACGTATGTATATGACGCAACAATAGCGTGTCCGTCAGTTACAGCGGAAAAGAATTGAAGCTCCCCTGTGTCGTAATCAACTGTATAATCCGTTCCTCTTACTACGGCCGAGGCATTAACGGTTACAACATCGCTATTCTCTAATACACTCCCGTGGTCAAGTGCAAACTCTGTCAGTGTACCGTTACCATCACCAACCGCCTCATCCGATACGTCCGAAGAGCCTGTACTGTACGTGTTAAGAGCCAGCGCCCTTCGAAGATTCTCCGCCGTGAACTCTAACATCTTAACTGTAAGAAATGCCTCGACTTCTTCCACGCGCCGGAAGCCTTTCACTTTTCCCTTCGAACCATCGGGGCGTACATCCCTGATAGTTCTGTTAATCTCAAATGTGTTGCCACCCTCTGTGGCCCCAAGTAAAGTGCCAGGACTGTCTGCATCATAGAAATCTATATAGACAGCCCCGGGACCGAAAACCATTCTTTCAGGTGTGTTTGTGCTAACTCCATGTTTAACTACTGCCATAATGTCCTCCTATGCGCTCGGGTACAATAATTGCCACGGTTCAGTTGTAAGGTCTGAATCTGCAAAATGCGCCGTAAATTTTAATTCAATCGTTGCTTCTTCGTTGTTGTTAAGGTTAAATGTTAACGGCCCCTCAACAAGACAATTAGACAATGACATTCCAATCGGTGCTGATGTCATTGTGAATCCAGTAACCTCAGCTACAATCGCAACAGATGAGATATAATCATTATCATCTATCTCTGCTCCGGTTATAGCGTGAGATGTGGCCGATGCCCCAGGTAATGCGTAAAGTAAATTAGCCTCAGTTATCTCCAATAGTTTAATCGTTAAAGTCCCTTCAACTTCTTCTACTCTGCGGAAACCCTTTACCTTACCTTTGCTTCCGTCCGGTCTGATGTCCTTGAACGTCCTGTTGATTTCAAAGACGCTCCCTCCTAACGTAGCACCCAAGATAGTGCCGGGGTCTCCGACGGCTCCTGTTCCGATGTAAACCGCACCGGGACCAAAAACCATCCTATCAGGTGTATTGCTTGATACTCCGTGTTTTACAACTGCCATTTTAATAGCCTCCTAAAAATATTATCTGCTTATAATTACCGATGTTTCTGATTTTCTATAGAATCTTAAATTGAACTGCATAGTGTAATGCCAGATATCGGGTTCTGTCTCTGGGATAAACCCATCTGTTTGTTTCCATATTTTACCGTTTACACATTCTGTGGTATCGAATTGAAGCTCATCTATCAGTCCTATAATCCGTTGTCTAATAGGCAATACCTCAGCGTTTGAATCAGAATTATCACTCCATATATCTATATAGTATGTAGATATTTGATTAGGGAAAAACTCTGTTGACCTTATATCTAACCTGTTTACCAAGTAGGGGAAGGTTGCGTCAGGTGTTGCCCAAGTATGATACAAGTTGACTGTACCGCCCATAGCAGCCTTTAAAGTAGCGTCTGAGGTTAGCAGGGTGTATATATAATCTAGTATTGATTTTTGACTATCTTTTACTGTCATTTAGCACCTAGTATTCTTTTTATTTCGGGTGTTGCTCTTTCGCAACTTAGTTTCAACCAGGGACGGGGAGCCATGTTTCTAGTGCCATATTCAAGCCATTTGGCATAATCCCCGATACTTGATTTTGTGACTTTGTTTATTGCCGATTCTAATATTCCGACATTGCCAACTATAGTATTTCCGTTACCCTCAATAGATGTTGAAACGTGTTGTCTGAGTTCCCCAGTTGCCTGTGCTGGAGCTTCGTGTTTTTCAGCCGATGACGCTGTATAAGTTCTCTGTGTTCCGGGTACTTTGTAAGTTCTACCTGACCGACTGCCGGATAAAGTTATAAGTGTTTCTTTCCTCGCAATAACAAGAGCCTTAGCCATTTTTTTAAAACTATCATCCTGCATTGCTTCAATTGCGCCTTTAGCTCCTAACATCTAACTATAATCTCCTAATTTACGATGGAATCTATCGGTGTATGCACTCTCAGCTATTTCACGATATTCGGGGAACTCGATTATTAATTCCTCAACCAGCCTACCAGCGCAGATAAAACATTCCCCCTCTGCCCTGAATATTACTTCTGTAACTTTAACAAATGCTATTAAATCCATTTCAATCCTCCTTTACAACTATTACAGTTGTGTTGTTTATTAATTTGGGAGGTTCGACTGGTTCTAACGTCTTGCCCTTCCACTTAAACCTATAATTGCCCCTGTTTAGCGTTACATCGCCTCTCAGCACCACTTGATGTGATACCTCGCTATTTAATTGCTGGTATTGAGCTATAGTCTGAACACTCAGCGGAACAACTCGAGCGTAGACTGTCTGCACAGGTTTCCACACTTCGGTCTGTCCTGTTGATGTCTGTACTGTAGTTTTAATCTGCATCTGCACTCTGTCTTTTAATAAGTTAGTTTTCATTGACTTTCTTCCTTTTTAGGGATATACTATGAGGTATGATAATTGCAAATATATTATTAATATTATCTTCCATAAAATACCGATTAATAGATAGGGCAATATTTATAATTGCTATCCCTATTTGTTTTGTTTATACAGTTAAAACAGCAAGTCTTATAAATAAAGAATTAGCTATGTTAAAAAGGAGGTTACAATGTTTATAAACGATGCACGTAATGATGAAGGGATATTATCGGGGGATATTGTAAGGGTCGAAAAGGGGCGTCCGCTTATAGTTATGGAAGGTGACCCTGAGCTTTATTACACTTGTACTTTAGATACTGGGTACAAACTCCAAATTTCCGGCAGAGAGCTTGATATTATCTATAATGTTGATAACTATAGCAAAAGAGGTTTGTAATGATATACATACATAAATGCCTACGCTGTAAAGAGGGCCACGAATGGCCGTCACATAATGCGAATCCTAGAGTTTGCCCGAAGTGTAAATCGCCGTACTGGAATAGTTTTAAAAGGGAGAAAAGGAATGGATAACCTCCCTCCTTGTGTTAGAGAAACTACGGAACCAGCATACCTTGAAGGGTACAAATGGCTTAAATGGGTTGGCATTATCGCCTCTTGTCCATTATTCCCCAGTTATGAGATTGCTGTACCCATGGCGTTTGAACCACACTCTTTGTCAAAAGAGCAATACTTAAAACCTGACTTTGTAAGCAAGCTAATTTCTGACGAAATAGCATTCCAAATGAAAAACCCATATTATTGCCCACCTGACACTATTGATATAAAAAGGGAAGATGTCGTTAAATAAGGAGAGGAAATGAGTACCAGGGCTTATTTTATTAAATCTAAAAGAGGGACAAAGTCCATTAATGAAGACTGCTCTTTTAACGCTTGGCACGAACACGACCTAATGGATTATTTACTAGACAAACTTGGTATATTCCCTAGAGACAGTATAGGCGTAGTGAGAATTAAAATATCTATTATGAAAAGTGCTTTAACTGAAGTTGACTGGGATAGCCAAGAAGCTAAAGAGCTAGTAAGCCAAGATGTCAAATGGGCAGAGGAAAATAATATCAAGACAATGAGATATGATTTTGGTTAAATTAGGAGAGGAAATGAATTATTTTTACTATCCTGCTGGCTGGTGGCAATGTTTTAAATGGGAAATCTTAATGAAACACCGCCTATTGCCTGGATGGTGGTTAATTCGCCACCCCCTCAAATGTAGAAAGGTTAAATTAGGAGAAGAAATGAAAAGTAAAATAACATTTAACAACTCTTGTAACAAAGAATCTAAAGAAGCTATCAAAAAATTCATAAACGATATAGCTGATAAGGTTGAAACTTGTGATACCGAAGGCTCTATAGTTACAGAAAACAATATAGTTACTATCAAGCCAGGTAATGCATCCTTAAAATTTAAACGGATAAAAGCTGTACATTATACCATTGATGTTACTATTAAATTAAATTCCTTCTAATCGAGCTAACAGCATCTTTGGCAGTCTTTGGTAATTCGCTTGTATCACCATAACTAACAGAGCCTATTCCGGTTACTGTTTCCGACTTTATTCCGAGCCTGTTTTCATACCATGTACTTACTGTTATCATACAAGCTGTCACCGCCAGTGGGATAGCTGCCTGTGTTAATGCCCTTGTTGTCGCATAACCAGCCGTATATACTATCTGATATTCATAATCGTTATACCACATTCCCTTTAGCCTGGCTGTTGATAATTGCTCTGTGTAATCAGTATTAAGAGTTAATGCCACATTATAACGTACGATAACCAGAGCTTCATCAGCCGGAGCGGAATCAAAGGTCAATGTTTTGCTACTTATTGTATATTCTGTGGTCTCAGTCATTAATGTACCAGCTACATAAACAGTGTACGATCCTGCCATTGGGGTACTGCCAAGTGTGAATGTAATCGTCTCCCCGTCACCTTCAAAGTCATCTACCTTCTCATAGCTCACAGATGTTATAGAAGCAACAGGACTCTTATACAATCTTATTATGTTCTGCCCCTCACCTAATTGAGTTTCCGTTACTGTCCTATTTACAAATGCACGTCCGGTGTAATTCTCTATTGCCTCAGTTGCCGAGTTGATTAATATCTCTATTAACTCATCATCATAATCTTCGAAGGTATCATCTGAAGCCGCGTAATCATAAGCAGCTGTAATTATCTCACCCGTTGCCGGAGCTGTTACAAATGTCACAGTTGCTGTGGTAATAGAGTAATCAGTAGTTTCAACTTGAAGAGTACCATTATTATATAGTTTCAGGCTGCCCTCTACAGGTGTATTATCAAGATCAAAGGCCACCTCGGAGTCATCCCCTGCTCCTACATACTCAGCAAATACCTGAGTTGCTGCCGCCTCATCTTTTCTTAAATGTGTTTTAGCCTGTTGTACTGTTATTAATGCTGTTGCCGATAATGACATATATCACCTCTAATCGAGATTGTAAAATTCCTGTGGGTCTCCGAGAGTGTATTCCTTCTGTGAGCGCCCTAAAGTATAATGCCTTTGTCTCTTCTTTCGTTTTTTAGTTATACGTGAGGCTGCCTTAATTGGAGGGTTTGTTCTCCAGGCTGCCAGAGCCGCCTGTATTGTTGTTACACCTTCAGATAAGCCTGAGATGTACATCGTTAACATGATATTGCCTGTTGCGGAAGAATCACCTTCAGATAATCCAGACATAAGCCATTGACTGATTATATTCCCTGTTGCAGTTGACGTTCCTGTAGATAAACCTGAGAGAGGAAGTTGATTGATTATCAATTGGCATATTATCCCTCCGCTACCGTCATATTCTTACTACCTGATGCGCATATTGCGAAGACTGCACCGGTGTATAGGTTGGTCATATTTATCTCATAGCTACCACCGCCAACATTAAGCCTGATTCCTTTATTAGCGATAGCTGTTCCTGACAGACTTAGATAGATAATCTCATCTGAATCATTTACCAGCGCTGCGAATGTTCTTGCTGTGTTTACCGCTAATACTTGCGTGGTAGTAGCGCCGACTGAAACACCATCATTGTCTGCAGTTGACACACCTGAAACGGTAACATTTGTACTTCCTAGAGTAGTTGTTTCCGTCCAGGTAGTACCTGAGTCATGGGTTACATACCATTTTGTAGTATCGTACTCATAGCACTTGGAGCCTACTGCTACACCTGAAGCTGGCTTGGTGTCTGCCGCAGCTCCGATATATGTTTTTACGCCCCTCTTTTTGCCATTTAATGTGCCTATTTTAATGTAAGCTGCCATTTATTACCTCCGTTTTCTAGGTTTAGAGGTTGCGACTTTCTTATTTATTACTGATTTCTCAGTGTGTTCTACAGTTTTATGTTCTTTAGGCTCTATGCTCTTGTCCTGCATAGCCATACCAGTCATTAACCATTGTCGAGCTTGTTTATCCGGAACATCTACCACGTCACCGACATGATAATGATTTTTACCATCATAATATACCGTTTTAAGCATTCTAATTCTCATTTTAACTCCTTATTGTGTATCCAAGTTATATTCCTGCATAATTGTTCCAAGTGGTACATAGATTTTATATTGAATCTTTTCTGTGGCTATACTAACTAATGCTTTGTCCCATTCAGGAATACTTTCCCAAGTTTCAATATAAGCGTTCTCTATATCTTTTTCATAAATAGTGGCATAAGAGGAATGTATTTTATCCACAACATTACCACCGTCATCATTAGTTTTGTAGAAATAATAGTACATCTCTGAATTGACACTACCAAAAAACAAACCAAAATTACCATTTGCATTGATAGAGCCTTGAATTGATGTAATGTCATTTTCTGCCACTTTAGTATAGTCTGTATAAGGTACACAGAGAGACCCTATAACCAGCCCAATAAACCCAATTATTATAGGAATGAACGCAAACAGACAAAAGTCTACATTACTAAACGCTCCTATAATAAGCAACAGTAAACCTATCCCCAAAATCCATAACCAAATCATTTTAACTCTCCTTATATTAACGGGCAGTAGCGGTGGGGAAAGGAGATTAACCCTGCCCCCACTGCCCGTAACCGCCCAATTAAGGGCAGCTTATTGTTCTACAACATCCACACACGCTGTATGTACATTGGGATTAGCGTCTGATTCGTAGTAACAAGCCATTAAATTGTAGACATTAGCTGCGTTGACTGTTAATCCACTGGTTAAGATACCGCAGTTTACAAAGGTTAATTCGTTTACCACAGCACCTGAACACTCGAAGCCTCCTACAAGTCTATATCCCCAGAACCGCACCCTGTCATCTGTGCTTTCAGTAATATAGTGGACAAGCCCCTCTATAGTATTTCCTTTACCTGTAGCATAGATTCGGATAGAGTCTGACGCGGCCCCTGAACGATTGACATCGATAGCATGGTCAGTTGACGTCTCAGATTCAATTTCTACATCCTTAAGTATAAGATTGATTCCCTTACCTACTGATGCGTTATCTACCTGTAAACCAACCAAACCATCATCGTGCGATAGTTTAATACCATTCAAGGTTGCAGTCCAAGTACCTGAAGCAGCCGCAGGATCGATTGATACAGCAAAGGCAGTTACTGCTTCTACTGTTACAGTGCCGGGGATTAAAGCTACCAGCTGCGCGTTATCGTAATCAGTCCATGTCACATCCTCTGAGTAAGTTCCTGGGCCAACAACAATAATCTTATCGTCAGCCGAGATAGCAGTCATAGCCCCTTGAATAGTGGCATATTTATTACCATCAAGCGTTATATCAAGTGATGCTGCTCCGGTAACAGATACATAATCCCCTATATCAGGGTTATACCGTCTGTGTAATTCCTGAACCATTTATCTACCTCCTATGTCGTATAGGTCATTACATCTGACTGTGCTAATTTACCATTTGGCAGTACGACATTTAAGACTGCCTGCTTTCCGGAAGCCACTGTGATAGTAAAGTCTGCTAATCCAGTGGCTTCTGTTACAGTCCTTCCCATAACATCGGTAACATCCTCTACTAATATCGCCCCATTGGTTTTGATAGTTATTTCGCTGGTATCGGTGCCGTCAGTCACCAACGTTTGAGCAGTGGCATCGGTTGTTAAAAACCAAGTAAATACGACATAATCTGTGTATGTCTCCTCACTGCCTCCATAGAATTGTACCGATACATCCGGGGTCATCGTGGTATTATCAGCTACCGTAACAGTCGCTGTTATATTATCTCTTGTTAACATTATTTTACCTCCGTTTAATTTATGGGGAGGACTTTCACCTCCCCTATTTTAAGACTAAGCTCCTGAGTTACCTATACCGTAGAAAGCAGCCGTGCGATAAGCACCGCCTCCGACTCGTTTCTTAGCACGGAAGCCTATCAGTCCTGCCTCGGAGTAAAGCTCATCCAGCCTCTTAATGGCCATACCAGGGCGGTCAACAATCATATAACCCTGTTTGAAATTACCGAACACAACAGAGATTAAGTCAGTGCCAGTGCTTGAATTTGTCATATCATTCTGGCTTATAATACCGAAGCCGTCAATGTTATTCGGCTGT